AACCCGGAGTACTAAATGGATGGCTAGCTAATCAAGAAAATAATATAGCTTATTATAAAGACCTTGTTTCTACCAATCCCTGCGGAGAAATCTGGCTTGAAGAGTATGGTTGCTGCGACTTAGGCGCTCTTGTTCTTCCCCGCTTTGTGGATAGTAAGGGTTCATTTGACTTTGATTTATTTAAGTACGCTATAAATATAGCTGTTCGCTTTCTTGATAACGTACTTACCGTAAATGAGTACCCGCTACCTGAAATCAAGGATAATTGTGGTAAGGTACGGCGAATCGGTCTTGGTATCATGGGGCTACACTCTATGCTTATTAAGATGGGTATTCGTTATTCTTCCCAAGAGGGTAAGGATTTCGTAAATAAGCTTATGGATTTCCTTAAGATAGAGGCGTATGAGACTAGTATTGACTTAGCTATTGAGAAGGAACCCTTTAAGGCATATGAACCAGAATTTGTTAATAGTGGTTTTATCCAGCGCTCAATACCCAAATATCTACAGGAGCGAATTCTTAAGCACGGTATACGAAATTGTGCCCTACTAACGATTGCTCCAACAGGTACGACAGGTATGGTAAGTGATGTAAGTACGGGCATCGAACCTATCTTTGCCCCTGCCTACTGGCGTCGTTTTTATCGTCCTACCGCAGATGGTTCTAGGCTACTAGACAAAGAGTTGGTTATTAACCCATTATGGGATGAGGTAAAAGATGTTTCCTTACTTGAGGGGGCGTATGATATCTCGCCTCGTGACCATTTTGAGATGCAGCGAATCGCTCAAGCACATATAGACAATGCTACGAGTAAAACTATCAACTTACCGGCAGACTACCCCGTTGACACGCTGAGTGACCTTTGGTTAGAGTATCTTCCTGAGCTTAAGGGAACGACGTTCTACCGAGCGGGAAGCCGTGGTGAGGAGCCGCTAGAGGCTATTCCTTTAGAGGAAGCTAAGCGATTAGTAGCGTTACATACAGCCCACGCTATAGCCACTACGGCTGAGCAGAACCTAATGGATTGTGTCGGAGGCGCATGTGAAGTACCGGAAGAATTCAAACCGCACATCGACGTACACTTTGTGGCCCCAGCCATCCAGTTTGCGTAAGAATAGGCATAAGCAGCACGAACATAATTGGTCTTTAGGTTTTACAGATTGGCGTTGGGAGGAAAGAAAAACGGAGTATTCTTCCGGCGGGTATAACGCTAAGCGATATTGGCGCTGTATTCGCGGAGGAGTTGTAAAGCATACAAAGGAATGGGATGCCCGATTTTCAATAGGATTAGCGGGAGAACGTATTATTTTAGGAGAAAATGTATTTCTAATGGCATCTGGAGTATTTAATGTCGAAAACTCTTACTGAAATTCTTCGGGAAGAGGGAATCGAATTAGCCGATAGTAGTGGCGGACGCCTTGTGGCTCAATGCATGTTTCATGCTGGGGACCATGAGGCGTCTTTCACCGTTTATCCTACTCAAACATATTTCTGTTTTGGGTGCGAAGCTTGGGGGGATTCGGTAAAGTTTTTAGTTGATTATAGGCATCTTACGTTTGACCAAGCGGTTGAGCGGGTGGGCGCAGACTATAAAATCCGAACAGTTGACAAGCCACAAGTCATCAAAGTCAAGAACACTTTGAACAGTTATAAGTACTTATACGACATAAGCCTTCAATATCACGAGTTTTTACTTCAAACCCCCGGAGCTATGCGCTATCTGCAAAATCGGGGGCTAACTGAAGAAACTATCCGTAAGTATAAGCTGGGGTATACAGACGGAGGAGTGCTAAAGATAAACTGGGCGTGGGAACAGGCACTAGCATTAGAAATGGGGCTTATCAATAAAGGTGGCTTTGAGCAGCTTTCTCACCGTATCACGATTCCCAATTTAACAGAACCTGAGAACGCTGACTTTTTGATTGGAAGAACGATTACCAACGATAAGATTAAGTACCTAGGCGCTAGAATGCCTAAGCCTATTCACGGTTTCTATGAGGTAAGGCACTCCCCGATTATCTTCTTAGCAGAGGGCCAATTCGACTGGATTACGTTACGTCAATGGGGATTTCCAGCGGCAGTGCTTGGCGGTAGTCATCTTAGTAAACCTAATTTAGCGCTGATTAGAGAAAAGAAAATAGTCATTGTTCCAGACCTTGACCCTGAGAATCAAGGCATGATAGCTGCTGAAAAGGTACAAAAGCAGTTAGGAGAAAATGCAGTAATCCTAGATTACAGCGAGCTTAGAGACGGGACTCATAAGCTCGATATTAGTGAGCTAGCTATGTCGCCCGGCGGGCAAGCATTATTTACCACAATCGTACAGGAGCAATTACCTTGGCTACTTTTATTGAACAACAGAATACAAATGAAGTGGTTGCCAGCCCTAGTATGAGTAGTACCTATATTGACTCTGATTCTGGCCTAGAGGCTGTAATTAATGCTTTTAGCAGGTATAATACATTTGCGTTTGATATTGAAAGCTCCGGGTTAAACCCGATTGACTCTAGGATGCTATTAGCACAGATATCCTTTCCCGGCGATGAGTCTTATGTTATCAACGCCGGGTTAGACCTTACTCCGTTAATGCCGTTTTTTGCAGACCATAAATGGCTAAAGATTATTCAGAACGCTAAATTTGATACAAAGTTTCTACTTCATTACTACAACACAAAGACTTCCAATATCTTTGATACTCAGATAGCTGAGCAGCTTATCCTGTCTGAGCCGGGATACTCATCAGCCAGCCTTAAAGCTTTAGCTCTTAAGTACCTAGGTATAACGCTAAATAAAGATATTCGCCAATCTTTTATAGATATGAAACCAAATCAGATGTTTACGGATGAGCAGTTAGACTACGCTTCTGAAGATGCTGACGTTCTGTTTGGTATCATGAAAGCGCAGCAAGAAAAACTCACCGAGTATGGCCTAGATAAAGTAGCTGCTGTAGAATTCGAATTAGCTCCAGTCGTAGGAGCTATGGAGTTAACAGGCGTTCCTGTTGACGTGCAAAAGTGGAAGAATATCATCGAGGTTTATCGGGGAAAGCACGAAGACTCCCGATTAAAGATGCATGAAGAGCTTTTTGATTCGGGCAAGATAGACGAGCAGCTTGGGCTGTTTGTTAGGGATGCTATCAATCTTAATTCTCCAAAGCAGATTAAGGACGCATTTCTCAAGATAGGTATTGATATAGATAAGACAGATGAGCGGACTATATCCCTAGTGAATCATCCCGCCGCTAAGGAGCTTCTGAATTATCGGGGGCTTCAAAAGATTATGACTTCATACGGCGCTTCATTCCTCGATAAGATTCACCCCTTTACTGGACGCATTCACGCTAATTATCAGCAGATGGGAACGGCTACAGGGAGATTTGCTTGCAAAGACCCCAATCTTCAACAGATGCCGGATGAGTTTCGTCAATGCGTGAGCGAGCCGGGATATATGATGGTTGTAGCAGACTATGCGAATATCGAGCTTCGTATTCTTGCAGAGTTAAGTAAAGATGAGGCACTTAGCAGTGCATTCATTTCGGGGGAAGACCCGCACACAAGTACAGCTTCTTTGATGTTTAATATTCCGTTGGAGACTGTTACCAAGGAGCAGCGCTTCATTGCCAAGACTATCAATTTTGGTATCTCGTATGGTATGGGTCCGAATAAGCTAATGGATATGCTCAATAAGGGTAAGACTGGTAAAGAGGTTCTAGGGTTCCAAAGGGTCAACGGGATGATGAAGCGGTATAAGGAAACATACCACAGGGCAAATCAATGGTTGCTGGAAGCGGGCAATTTGGCGTACCGCCGCTCGTATAGTGAAACGATGATGGGCCGTCGTAGATGGTTTGAGCGCCCGGATAATAGCGAGCCTGACTGGGAAGGGCAGGTGGCTAGCATAAAGCGGCAGGGAGCCAATAGCCCTATTCAGGGGACCAATGCTGATATTACAAAGCTAGCGATGTTGAATCTATATCACGACCTCCGTACCTATGGGTATAAGGGCGATATTATCCTACAGGTTCACGACGAGATTGGAGTATTAGCCCATAAATCGCAAGCCGAGGCAATCAAAGAAATCGTTGAAACATCTATGGTAGAATCGGCTCAGGTTCTTTTGAAAAAGATTCCCGTAAAAGTAGATTGTTATATTAATGAGGTATGGAAAAAGTGAGAAGGTGCGGTACATGCAAAATCGCTGTTGTCCCACAAAGTTTAAAGGTAGTGGGTTATTACTTACGAAATGCGGTAAGTGTATAAGAGGGCTTCTCTGTACATCTTGTAATTCGGGGCTTGGTATGTTTTCTGATGATGTGGAGCGTTTAATATCAGCTATTTCTTACTTGCAAAAACACACTCCTAAAGAATACCTTGCAAAAGAGCTAAGTTTAGACTCCTATAAAACTAAGTATGAATTTGGCAGCGATTGGGGGATTTGATTATGGTAGACGAAGATAAGATGTGGAGAACGCTAATAAATTCCTACGCGAATGATGTGGATACCACAGGAAGGGGGCCATCTGAGCTAGAAATGATAAAGACAGCGCTTATGCCGGAACCTGAGGATGAGGATGTTTTCTTTGTACAGAAAATCATAACTGAAGTATATATCTTTACGAATCGCAAAGGTCAATCTTTCGGGGACCATACGTTTCAGGATATGGTAATACTGGGAGATATGACAAAGGATAAACTATCAACATTGCTGGAAAGACAAAAAGCGAAGAGAGAAAAGCAAAAGGGTAGTTGACATAAGGCTATGTATAAGCATACACTATGGGGAGGTCGCATAGAGGTCTAGTGCGGCGTCCTGCTAAGACGTTGGTGTGAAAGCATTCGCGGGTTCGAATCCCGCTCTCCCCGCCATTAGAGGTTTCCTGTGAAACTGTTTACGACGTTTGGTATTGTAGGGTCTAGAGCTTTTACAAACTATGACCAGCTAAAGCGAGAGTTATCGGCACGATTTCAGGCTGATGATGAGGTTGTTAGTGGCGGTGCCTCTGGCGTTGATAGTATGGCCCAGCGTTTCTGTAAAGAGCAGGGATACAATATCCATATCTATTATCCGAAATATGCCCATTTTGGTCCCGGTGCAACGTTCATAAGAAACAAGATAATTGTAGAGCATAGCGATATCGTTATTGCTTTTTATGCTAAAGGGCGGTTTCAGCAAGGAGGAACCGCAAACAGTATTTCTTGGTGCCAAAAGCTAGGAGTTCCGTTTATTGAATTCGAGGAAGAATAATAGCGTGGATAGGTGGCAGAGTGGTCAATTGCGGCGGTCCTGAACACCGTTAGAGGAAACTCACGTGGGTTCGAATCCTACCCTATCCGCCAAATTTGAAAGGAATAAGATGTTTATCTTAACAGAAAAAGGCAAATATCATAAAGGCGCTAGTGTAGCGGGAGATATCGCTACATTGGAAGCATGTAATCTTGACCAATCTCGATGGGAAGTAGTGATTATTGAAGAGGGCGCTTTACTGCCCCCACGTAAGAATCTTTGTAAGCGATGTTTTAAGGAGGAGTTAAGCTATGGCGACCAAGAAAGGAAGAGTGGCGAGCATTAAGGTAGCCGCAGTGGTGTTAGCGGCCTCTCTCCTTTGGGCGGTAGCTCCGACGATGGCATTATCCACGTTTCCTCCTCCCCCGTCCGATGCCGTAGAAATCCTTTGGGATGATTTTTGCGTCCGACACCCATCCCACCAGAAATGTATCATCCCAACGCCGACACCAACAGTAGCTCCGACACCAACACCAACAGTAGCTCCAACTCCAACTCCAACAGTAGCTCCAACTCCAACAGTAGCTCCAACAGCTACACCCGTCGTAGGGGATTACCTTCTAATGTCTCGCGCTAGATTGCTAGCCATTCCAGCGAGTGGTACGGCTTGGACTTCAATGAAAGCTGTTGCGGATTCGGCATTCAGTACACCCGACTTATGTAACCAAGATAATAAGGTAGGGGTAAAAGCCCTAGCCGCAGGATTGGTTTATGCTCGTGTCGGAGGCGATAGTTATAGAACAAAGGTCATCAATATAATCAATGCGGCTATTCCTACACAGGTAGACGGGTGCAATAACGCCGCTCTATCTCTTGGTCGTCAGCTTGGCGGCTACGTTCTAGCAGCGGACCTAGTAGGCTACCGAGACTCGGCGTTTGTTGCTTGGGTATCACAGATTCGTGCTAGGGACCTTAAGAATCACGGGTCTTGGAATGGCCTTCGTCAGACCGCTTCTGTATCAGTCAATAATTGGGGCACATTCGCCCTTGCGAGCCTAACTGTAGCGGACAGGTTTGTTGGGGATAACGTCGCAGTCGATGGGGATTGGCGCATTTTTAAGAGTTATTTTTCTCGTGACCTGTTCACGCACTCTACCAGCACCTACGATGCGCGTTGGAATTGCACTACTTACATCCCGATTGAGGACGGTAATTGTGGAACACCAAATCACAACGGAGTCCCCGCTGAGGATGCCTCACGCTCAGCTTACCCGACCCCAAATCCCGGCTATATCAATGAGGCCATGCAGGGTTATATTTTACAAGCAATTATGTTAGAGGGCGCTGGATTCCCGTCGTGGACTTTTGCGTCCGATGGAGTTAAGCGGGTAGCGAATTTTCAAACCCGCTATGGAATCTTTAATTACCACTCAACAGGATACTACGCAGCTTGGACTCTCAATAGAGTCTACGGCGCAGGAAGTTATCCGGTCAAGTCACCAACTTCTCTCGGAAGGGTGTTCGGATTTACAGATTGGCTATACAACTAAAAACTAGGGGCTTGTCGTTCAACGGCAGGACAGAACACCTGCAATGTTCAGATGAGGGTTCAATTCCCTCCGGGTCCACCACCATAACTATAAGGAAACTAGCATCTAGATGACAGTTACGTATAAGTTTTGGTACTTTATTACTACATATTATTGCCCCGCATGTAATAGGACAGATTCTTATAAAGAGCGAAGATATTCAGAACGTCCTATGCTATTTGAAGATAGGCATAGGATTATCGAGCAGTATGATTACTGTGACTAGAGAGAGTACTATTGATAGACAAATCAGAGTTTCTAGGGGAGAATTTTTCTTCTGCTAATTATCGCCTACAGCGTAGGATAATGTTTAATTTGATTCAACAGCTAAAACAGGATATATGTTTTAGATGTGAGAGAAGGATAGAATCCTATGAAGATTTTTCAATTGACCACAAAGAGTTTTGGCTAGGTATAAATATTAAATTATTTTGGGATTTAGATAATATAGCATTCTCGCATTTTAATTGTAACGCAAAAGTTAACAGACAGTCTATAATACCTAGGATTCGTAAAGTGGTAGCTGGAAAAATTAAATGTTCACATTGTAAGGAGTTTAAAGCAGTACAAAATTTTTCAAAAGGTAATAAGTATGGTTTTCAATCTGAGTGTAGGCCATGCAGAAGTGTTCTAAGGCGACGTGCTAGAGAGGCTTAATAGCTCCCTCTGCAAAAGGGATGTTCAACGATTCGAATTCGTTCGTCGCCTCCAAATTTTTAATAGGTGAGTACGTTGACAGACAATGGAGGGTTCGGGTATCCTAGGCCAGCGCCTAAACCCGACAAGAAATCGAAGAAACCGAAGCCTACGAAAGAAGGTTTCAGAGCGATACAACGCTCACCAACCCCCTAAATGTCGGGTGTTAGGCAAGTGGCCTAAGCCGCCAGTCTTTCAAACTGGTTATCAGGGGTTCGAATCCCCTACACCCGACCATCCGCTCCCGCGTAGTTCAATGGTAGAATCCCGCTCTGTTAAAGCGGTTGTTCTTGGTTCGAATCCAAGCGTGGGAGCCAATTAAATCGTCTAGTGAGAAAGACGTTAAATGCACTCAAAGTAGTCATAGAAGGGCTACATATTATTGGCGAGTGGCCAAGCGGTAAGGCTCCGCGCTTTGGACGCGGCAATCCTAGGTTCGAATCCTAGCTCGCCAGCCATTCTTATATAGAGGATAAGTTATATGCACCAACTTCACATTATAGCCCCCGATGTATATGAATGCAAAGAAGTAACCTGTAAAAAAACATTTAATCTATATGACGCTATTGGTCATGCAGTCCAAAATCAATTTGTGGTGAAAGATGACGGTCGCAATACTAAGCTGGGGAGCGCACCAGACGCTCGTTCACACCCTTACATCATACCAAAAGTACGGTCTAGATTTATGGGACGAAGATAGGGTAATCTTCTTCCAAGAATACTCTAAAAAAGATAAAGAAATAGCAAAGGAATTTGGTTATGAGTCCTTTGGCTCGCCTGAAAATATAGGAATAGCGGAAGCGTATAAGCTTCTTGTTAACTATGCTTCAGGCGATATTTTTTTATTTTTAGAGAATGATTGGGAGCTTATCGAGGTTCCCCACGCTCTTATAGGGCAGGGCAAGTACCTTCTTGAAAAAGAGTTTATAGATGTTGCTAGATTTAGGCATCGAAAAAATCCCGGCTCTCCGCTCTGGAGTCGCCAGTACGCGGGGAACGAAACAGCGCCCGGAGCAGAGCAGTATTTACTAGACGCTGTGTTTTGGATGGACGAGCCGCAAAAATCTCTTCCTCAGATTGATAAGATTAATAATTGGTTTATAGCCCCAGCCGCTAACGCTAATTGGACGAATAATCCAACAATGTTTCGTACTGAGTGGTTACGTGAGGTTATACTTCCACGGATAACTGGCGATATTGAAGTAGCCCTGCAAGGTTGGTGGAGAGAGCAGGAATATATTTTGGTGGGTCAAAGCGATGGATTATTTACGCATAATCGTTTAGATAGGTAAAGGAGACAGGTAGTGGACGATGAGTATATGTGTCCTAATTGTGTTACTCCTTGGAGGTGCAACGGTCCCCATATTCCCGAAGAGTTGGCGCTAAATCTTTTAGATACCCACATTTCTTTTGAGGGAAAAACCACAACGCTTAGAGAAGTTTTTAAACTATTTCTTACGGCGCTTGTAGTAGAGGGAGAGTCCTTTTCAGGGAAGCGCCCGCTAGGAAATAGTGATTGGGAGGGGGCTTTAGGCGAGGGCTTAGTAGAGGCAGGAATAATACACGGAGAGGTTACAGAGAAAGATATTTTCTTTGACTGGGACGACTTTAATACTACATTAATCGAGGCTATCAAACAACTATGAAAATAGGTTTCCTAAATAATCAGATAGATAATAGAGGTACGGGAAACGCTATCTTTGACTATGCCCATTATAATGAGGAGCTTCTAAATAATAATTCCTTTATTATTATTCCTGATATGGCTACTAAAGACCCTATGATGGAAGCTCGTCTATTAAACCGTTTTGATAAGATATATACATTATCCGAGGCTGAGTCTCTTAATCTAGATTTACTATACCATATTAAAGGCGGTAACGATGACGGGCAGCGAGGCATTCCCGGCGTTCCTTACGCTGTCCACGCTGTTTTTCATTATGGCCCGCATGGCGATAAATACGCGATGATTAGCTCTTGGCTTGGAAAAAAGCATAGTGCCCCATTTGTTCCGCATATTGTGTCGTTACCTGAGGGTATGAATAATATTCGTGAGAATCTTGGAATTCCTCAAAGCGATATTGTATTTGGGCGACACGGCGGCAACGATACCTTTGATATTGGTTGGGCATGGTTAGCTATTAATCGTGTACTTGAAGCTCGCTCAGATGTATGGTTTCTAATGATGAATACAAACGGTCCCGAAGCTGAGATATACGACCCAAAGCGTGTAATCTTTGTTGACCCTGCGTATAACCCAGTACATAAGCGAGTATTCATTAATACTTGTGATGCGATGTTGCACGCTAGGTGGCGCGGGGAAACGTTTGGTATTGCTGTGGGAGAGTTTGCTATTTGTAATAAGACTATCTTTACATATAAGGATTCTCCAGAACAAGCGCATATTGAGGAGTTAATAGGGTCTGGTATTCCTATTTTATATGATAGTGAGAATTCCCTATATAACGAAATGATGGCCTACTGTAACCACACAATCCAGCAGAAATATTTTGGGGGCTATAATAAATATACTCCTGATGCTGTAATGGCTAAGTTTAAGGAGGTATTTCTAGATTGAAGATTCGTGGAATAGAGATAAATCTCCATCCTAACGAAGACCTATCAAACCATATTAGACGAGAGCGTGACTTCTTTGAATGCGATATTCTAGACTATCTAAAGGATTATCACGAAGTACAGGAAGTCATCGTAGATGCTGGGGCTAATATTGGGAACCACTCCCTTTATTTTGCTAACTTTCTTAAGTATGAGGCTATCTTTTGCTTTGAGCCGATACCTGCAAATTTTGACTTGCTTAAATTAAACCTTACTCATTATCCTGATATTAAGCTATACCAGCTTGCGCTTAGTGATAATTGGGGAACACTACGGGCTAGCGCGGATGGAAATAATATGGGGGCTTCAAGAATACGAGAAGACGGTACTATTGATATAGAGACTATTACTTTAGATAGTTTGAATCTTCAGCATTTAACGTTACTGAAGATTGATGTAGAGTATCACGAGCCGCAGGTATTAGCGGGCGCTCAGAATACGATTTATCGTTGTCATCCGCTTATTTTAATTGAGGATACTACCTTAGCATATGCTAAGCTTCTTCCTAATTATGAGCTAGAGAGGGGCTGGCCTGAGCATTCTACCTATTTATATAAATGGAAGAGGTCAAAGTGATAGAATTTATTGGAGCCGTTTATAACGAATCAGATGAGCTACACTCGTATATTAATCATGTACTCCCGTATGTAGACTATATTAATATTGTAGATGATGGGTCAACTGACGATACCCCTGAGATTTTAGACCAATTTTATTTACATGAAGATAAATTTAATTATAGGGTAATGGAACATACAGGGCTTCCCGAGACAGTCAAAGCCGCCGCTTTGGAGATGTGCCACGACGGTAGCTGGATTCTGATGCTGGACGCAGATGAGCGGTTTGCGGAGGGTGTTATAGAAGCGGTCCTCGCCTTCTATAATAGCCCAGAAGCGGACGATTACGATTATGTGTACTTTACCCAGCTTGAGTTTATTGACGACATAGCGGTACGGATGTTTCAGAAGTCTAAGTTGTTTAGAAAGGAAGCAATTACGTTTCCCTTAGAGGATATCCATGCTGATGATATCCTAATAGGTCGGGGGCTATATAAAGAAGAATGGCAGGTACACCATAGGAAGAGTACATCAAAACAGGTAACACGGGAGATTGAATATCTTTTCACATATAAGAAATTACTGGCAGAGGGTAAGATAGACCAAGGACGATACGAGTATCTAGTTAAATTGCATCATTATGTTTATCCCCACTAAGGAGTAAAAATGGCACATAGACGTATAGGAGATACACGAGGCCGACCCAAGCACATGACACCACCACAGACAAAGAAGCGAACACTTATCTCAAATTGGGAACAATATGAAACAGCGGATTTTGAACGAGATAAGCTTGTGTTAGAGAGTTTTACGACAGAGTTTGTTGGTACGTATCAGATTCGCAAGAATAAGCACGGCTTTGGGATATATCAACGAGTAGCTAGTTGACAGGAAGGTAGGGAATATAGTATGCTTACCGAAGATGAATACACAGATATAGAAATCTACCTCAAGGATGAGGGCTTATCTAGAGAAGATATTGATACGTTTATCGCTAGTCATGGTATAAAAGAATTAACGTATAACCCCGCGTGGGAAATAATCGAAAATCATATCTTGAGGGATGATTACGACGATGACCCTGCCGAAGTGTGAACACAAGTTTGGACTTAAGCGGAGATGGGATTTTGGTGCGTTTTACTGTCCTGTCTGCCGTGCAGACGTATACGAGGAAATAAATGAAAGTACTGGACAAGGGGGAAGTGACACTAATAAACTCGATGGGCGGCGACCCCTCGGTGATAGCAGCCGCGAGGGTGTCCAATGGCGCAAGTTATGAGGAAGCCTCCAAAGGAACAGATGCAGACCAAAAGCTTATCAACTATCTCGTTAAGCATCGTCACGGTTCACCCTTCGAACACGCCACATTCCAATTTTATATTAAAGCGCCTTTGTTTGTGCGGTCAGAGTGGCATCGCCACAGAATAGCAAGCTATAATGAAATCAGCGGAAGGTACGTTCAATACAATCCCGAATTTTACGTACCAGCGGCGTATAGAAAGCAGTCCCCAAATAATAAGCAAGGGTCGATAGAAGTAGCGGATTACGACGATTGGCAAGTATATCCACAAATGATAATAGAGTCTAATAATATAGATTCCTTTTATCGTTATGAGCAGCTTATTAAGTGGGGAGTAGCTAAAGAGATGGCTCGTATGGTGCTTCCTGTAAATCTATATACACAATTCTATATGACAGTGAATGCCCGGTCACTAATGAATTTTCTATCGCTTCGTTCGGCAGATGACGCCATGTTTGAAATTCGCCAATACAGTCTAGCTATGCAGGATATGTTTAAAGAGGCTATGCCGCTAACGTATAACGCTTGGGAAGCGAATGGATTTATAGCGCCATGACAGAATTTAGAGTTGTTCCAGATAATTTACGTGAAAGAGAGCCAGTACGACGAGGAAGACCGCCCGTAACGCCGCTTGCACAAGCATTATTAAAAGGTCAAACAGTTTTTATCGTTAGCGAAAAAAAGGGCTGGGGAAATCTTTATAAACTAGCCAAAAACAATGGCCGCAGAGCGCGAACCAAGAGTACCATAATCAATGATGAGGTTGGTACATTAATTTGGTTCGAAGGTGATGGAGGCGGTTAACAAATGCGGGTGTAGTCTCAGTGGTTAGAGCGCCTCGTTTACACCGAGGAAGCCGGGGGTTCGAATCCCTCCACCCGCACCAATTTTTTTGGGAGGCCAATGGATACCTTAGTTGAAGACGAAGAGGAATTTGCTTTCTTTACTAGCGATGATGGGGAACATGAAATAGTTTGGACTATTCCTGAGGGCATGGATTATCCTCTTTGGTACTGTATAACACATAAAAAGAATTATTATAACGAATGTATCTAATTATCCGCCCATAATCTTCCTAGTGTCCCTATTATCTCTATAGGATATACCCAAACCACAGTCCCTGAGCCAGCCGGTGACGGCGGTGTTCTTATAAAGCACTTTAGCAGGGTCCGACTCCCTGAGGGACTACCAATACCCTATAGGAGATATAATGGCGGAAAAGCGTAAATCTGTAGCGCCGCAAGAGTACGGCGACCTTCCTAATGAACAGCGCTGTAAACAGTGTATGCGGCTATTAAATGAGTTTGAAGATACAGAGGGCAAGGTAGTGAGATGGTGCCCTACCTGTGGTATATTTTATAAAGCGCAGCCAGTCTTTAAGTAGCAGACCCGGAGAGGGTCTATTTTTTTTACCAAGGGGTGATTTTAAATGGCAAGTACAAATAGTCCTAGTGTTATTTGGGTAGCGGGCGAATCAGCAGGAAAGACCGGAAACGGCGCTCCAGCCTCACCACCATCGGATATTACGCCAGCAGGGATGGCAAGCACAGCATATGTTGATAATGCAGTATCAGGGCGAGCGCCTAAAGCATATGCAGATAATATCTTTGCTAGCGGTATAGTAACGCATGATAAACTAGTAGCAAGTGGAATTCTTCCAACGTATTAAAAAGGAGTGATTTAATATGGCAGCAACATTCAGTTGGTTTCAGGCTGTAAGTAGCGTAGGTAACGCTACTACACCGGGAGCAACAACTATTATGGCAACATCATCTGCGGCAGCAATGTCGTGGGACTTTGAGACAGCGGATAATACAGGTACTACAACGTACACAGCTAACCCGGTTAGTGCTGGTTCAGCATCGTATCCAGTATGGCTAAAGGGCTATTGGACAAACTCAGTAGCATATACCGTATCTAACCTACGATTCTGGTCATTCGACCCAGCGGCGTCCTCAGCTAATACAAACAGCTTTACCATTCTTGGTACAGCCCAGACAAAGTATTCGCAGGGTACAAGCACAGCAACAAGCAGTGCATGGGCTTCGAACGTAGCTCTGCCTTCAGGCGTTAACTCAACAACAATGCCAGCCGGTGCCCTAGGCACAGGTAGCTCCGGTTCCCTTCTTGGTTCCTTCGGTTCCAACGCGGCTGCATCGGGTGTTAGCGGCGGAAACACAGCGACAGGCTCATTCATTGCACTACAGCTTAGTGCAAATGGTACGGCTGCTGCGGGTACCACAGGGTA